GCAGAAGTGGTGACTTCGAATGTATGTGAACCATCTCTTCATGTCGACGACGATGATGACCTCGACATTGATGATATTTAACGCGATCGGTCACCAAGCAATATCATCATTCCTGGTGGTAACTCTGATGTTTGACACATTGTGTGTGCCGGGACCATCCGCGCCCATCTCCTCCATTTGTTGAATGCTAGGTCTGCATCTCTCGCAGAAATCCTGTTGAAATGGTTTGACTTTGATGATTTTTCGAATGACGGGCTTGAATTTTGCTATTTTGTCATTTGAGAAATTCTCACTGCCACATCTGGGACAGTTTCTGTAGTAATCTCGAGACTTGTACTTTGGTGGAGGGACCCCATTTTTCTCTACATACATGCAATCGAAACACCTCCTTGATTTCAGGTCGATAGACCAAGTTCTGCGTAACACCCACTCTTCATCGAATCTTTCCCTGAGAAGTTTCCAAGCTTTAATGTTTTTACGGGGAGGGACACGTAGCTCTCTGCTGGTTCGAACGCCATCCTGATGACATTCGGGACATTTTAATGAGCGTTTCCATCCTCTTCCGCAATCCCAACAGAGAAAATGAGCATGGAAACGAGGTTCTGCTCTTGGGCCAAAATCGGTGTGAGTGTTGGCGCAATATCTGCATTCGCATCTGCAGCAACACGAACAACTTTCACAGGCACATGATGTACACATAACATTAATTGAGTTTCATTTCTTAACGGCGTCCGTAGGTCAAATGGTCCTGAAATCCACAACAATTGGGATACTCCATCCTCATAGATATGGGACGATTGGCGATCATGTCACTCACATGATCACTGGTATCTAATGAATCAAGCTTTTGGAACATCCTGTTAACTTCATGCAGATTCATCTTGGCGGACTTTTCTTCGCGATGACCGTTATAGTGCAATATTTTTTGATGAACGAGATACATATGCCCATCGGAAAGTCTTTCTCCCTCAAAAATCAAATACTTATCCATCAGGATGAACTTGCGATGAAATCTAGAGGATCCTTCCGGAACCGTCCTGACTGATTCGAATGAATACATATCATATGTTCAAAAAATGAATACATGGGATTCATATATGAATCTTGCATTAGGTGTTCAAAGTAAAATTCCCTCCTTGTGTCACTGTCAATATCGTCCATCTCGTCCAGATGAAGTGGACAAGCATGATGGGACTGTCGGGGGCAATAAGGGCGTTAATGAGGGTCTAGGCACTCTGAAAAGCGAATATCTAGCCGTGGTTGATTCATTGACTCCAACCGTTAAGCATGATGGTACATGTGTGATGTTGTTAAGAGATGATTCGTGCATACGAGCATATCGACGATTGGATATCAGGGATGGTCGTCATTATCTGTCAGACATGCCACCGGGAACCCTCATGGCTCATGGTGATTTTTTCTGGGTACCCATTAACGACTCGGTTGATCCTTCCGACCAGTACCATCTTTCTGCATTCAGCGAGAATTTCAAGAAAGTTAATCTCGTAGTACCAACGGATGACGGTTATTCTCTGGAAACGGTCAATTGTGACTCTATTCAAGAGGGCACATATGAGTTGTTGGGTTGCAAAGTACAGAGTAACAGATATGATCTTCCTAGTGACGTAATGACCCGGGTGACCGTAGAACGCAAAGGAATTTCAAAAGAGATCAATGTTCCCAAACATTATTTGATACGACATGGAGCGTTCATCGCTCGATTGACGTCTGACGAGTTATCGTCCTACGACATGATGAAGAAGTACATATTGGACCACAATATTGAGGGTCTGGTGATGTACCAAGATGGAGTTCCCATCTTTAAGATCAACAGAGATCATATCAGGTCAAGATTGCCAAAGGGAAAACATTATCGAATGTTTTGAATTTTCAAAATGAACGATATTCTTTGTTATGTTGCGTCGTCTGTTGAGATCATTGGCTTCTGCTGATCACGTATTGCACGCTCTCGTCAAAAAAGAATCACGTCGACAGCTGAGAGGTATTGAGTTGATAGCTTCGGAGAATTTCACCAGTCGTGCTGTCAAGGATTCTCTGGGATCATGCCTGACCAACAAGTACTCAGAAGGTTTGCCCGAAAAACGGTATTATGGGGGTAATCAGTACATTGACCAAATCGAAAATTTGTGCATAGAGAGAGCGTTGAAAGCTTTTCATCTAAATCCAGACGAATGGGGAGTTAATGTGCAACCATATTCGGGCAGCGTGGCTAATCTGGCGGTGTATCATTCTTTTCTTAAACCTCACGACCGGATTATGGGTTTGGATTTGCCATCGGGTGGACATTTGACGCACGGATTTCAGACTCCCCGACGGAAAATATCCATCTCTTCCGTCTTTTATGAATCTCTGCCGTATAAAGTTAACAAAGACGGATTTATCGATTATGACGAAATGGAGAATCTAGCCATGCGCTTCAGACCCAAGATGATCGTCTGTGGTGGCAGTGCGTATCCCAGAGACTGGGATTACCGTCGTTTCCGACAGGTATGTGACAAGATCAATGCCAAGCTATTTTGCGATATGTCTCATGTCAGTGGGTTGATCGCTACCCAAGAGCACAACAATCCATTTGAGTATGCCGATGTGGTCTCCACGACGACTCATAAGACTCTGCGGGGTCCTCGTTCCGCGATGATCTTCGCTAAGAAGGAATTCATGGATGCCGTGAATTTTGCCGTCTTCCCTGCTATTCAGGGTGGTCCGCATAATCATCAGATTGCTGGGGTAGCCACACAGTTACTCGAAGTTCAACAACCATACTTTCGAGATTACATCAGGAAGGTCAAGAGCAATGCAGTGGCACTGGCCGATAGATTGATGGAACATGGTTATAAACTTTCCACTAATGGCACTGATAACCATTTGATTCTGTGCAATTTGAATTCTCTGGGCATTGAGGGAATTGGCTCATTGGTGGAACAGTTTTGTGAAAAAGTTGGAATCACTCTGAACAAAAATTCCGTGGTGGGTGACGAGAGTGCTCTGAGACCCGGTGGAATTCGTCTGGGCACAAGCGCGATGACCACTCTGGGTTTCGAAGAGACACATTTTCGAACGGTTGCCGATTTGCTGCATAGATCAATCCAAAGGGTTGTTCAAATCGCGGAACAACAGAGCTCTCCAGAGGCAGGTGCTATCGAAGAGGAGCTCACGCGTGAAGTTAAAGAACTGGTAGAAAGTGTGTTGGGTGATGATTCAGACTTGGAGTGGTGATTCTTCTTGGGGAGGACACTTAACACAAGCCATGAGAGAATCCAGGATTTTTTTACTCTCTGATTGGTCCCTACTGAATTCAATCCCATGAAGAAACATATTGTTATGTTCCATTTTGTTGAGTTGTACCGAGTTCAACCACATCTCAATCGATCCCAGAGTCATCAGATGATCGACTTTGACCGGGCGTGTTTGTCCCAGACGCCACGAACGAGAGAGGGCCTGATTCTCAGTAGCTTCGTTCCAACAGGGGTCCAGAAAAATTACTCGATTGGCCTGCGTCAGATTCAGTCCGACACCACCTGTATTGGTGTTCAGCAAGAGCACACGGTCATGGCCATGCATTAACCGGTCAACGGAAGCAGCCTTTTGAGAATTGGATTGCTTGCCTGTATACAGAGATGCACCGACCTGATAGTTCTCGAGATGTTTTTTGAGCATCTCAAGAGCTGTTGTGAACTGACTGAAAATCAAAAAAGCATCATCATCGTGTTGCTGGATCTCTTTGGTGATCCAATCAAATTTGGGACAGGAGGTCACACGGATTGATTTGTTGACCATGCCAGGATGAACTGCATGTTGCCTCATCCTCAAAATCTTGACCAGGGGGCAGTCACTCTTAACGCTCTGAATAGCCTCTTGGTTGGAGGCATTGGAGTCCATAGGCAAGTATTGATTTTGTCTGGTGATCTGTGGCAAATCCAAAACTTCTTCACGGGATACCCTGAAGAAGTTCTGCTCTCTCCACTCTTTCACATTTTCGGCCAACGTTTCACCTACGCGTAAGACTCCGGGTGATGTCTCTGATCGGATGAATTTGGACAACGAACGAAGATCCTTCAACGTGTTAAAGACGGGTGTTCCCGTGAAACACCAACGCTCTTCCGCGGACATGAGATCAAGCACTTTAAAGGTCTTTGACCTCATGTTTCGAATGCGGTGTGCTTCATCTAGAATCATTGTGCTGAACTTTTTGGTGAACAGCTTGCTGTTGGGTTTTGTTCGCTTCTCTGACAAAATCGTCTCATATGTGGTCAAGACCACACGATAGTCCTCGAACATCTGTTGATTTTTTCCCCGACCATGATAAACCGCAAACATATTCGGATGATATCCGAAATGACGAAACACCTCACCTCGAAATTGCGCAACCAATGAAGGTGGTACCACTATCAGCGCACCGTGGGTAAAGGCATACTCCAACATAACCATCGTTTTTCCGGTTCCCATGTCATTGCCAATCAAGCCACCCTTCCGCACATTCATCCATTTCAAACATCGTTCCTGATGGGGGTAAATGGACGTTTTCAACATTCCACTCATTTTGTCAATAGGGCTGCAAAAGGTTATTTTCTGCCACGAAATCATTTTGTACATGCCCCGTGGTTCGCCCTATTGACTTTTTGATAGGCTCTCATTGACCTATTGACTTTTTAAGCAAGAAAAAATAGACCTATTGACTTTTTGTCATGCACCACACAAAATGAACATTTTTGTCCGTTCATGTTATCTTTAGCTGCGCTGGGAGTGACCGGCATAATTACATATCTGTGCCAGGATCAAGATAAGAGGAGGAAAAGATACAAATGCATTTGTCGTCGCCACAAGCCCATCGATTCGGACTGGTCCATTTGCAAATGGAACCATAGCGACAGCAAAGGATGGCCGGTGCCAGATCGAGTGATCCGGGTGGTTGACGGTAAAATCATGCGGGGAAAATTGTCCAACGTCAGATTTCCCAACATGGTTGATGTTGAAGTCTGGCCGGAACGCCATCGCATCATCAATTACAATTTCAACCGCACCATGCGTATAGGAAAAAAAACTTACGAATTGGTTCCCAGACCATTTAAGGTCTATCAGGATGCCGTTGACCGTTCATTTGATTCACTAAATGCGAAAGAGCTAATCAAGGCAATCAATCGATATCACTGGAATACTCTCATACCCCGGGTGGCTACGATTGATTCGAGGTCGAGTATGGTCGTGGCGAGAAATGGTCACTCATACGGATATTGTTTGTGTCAGGGATCTTCAAAAGAACTGACGGTTAAGGCAGTGGGACACTTTAGGGATGACATAGAGAGAGCAGCCAGAGAAGAAGTAGGCTATAGTCCCGTAATGCACTCTCTGTTGAAAATGAGCGTAATTGCATTAAGTTCTGGCATATTGATATGGGGATCATCGAGAACATGATGAACAATTTTGTATCGTTTTGAGCAACATTGACAGTTATGGGCAATATAGAGGGAGCAATGATGATCGGTGGGAGTGACCGACAGCAGGATGTGACACATCAAAGGTTTGCCGGATTAGTGACGTCGTGGCCGTAGGTTGCCTCCATACCCTTCTAGATTTCCTCCTATAACCCCAGAGAGGAGACGGTAATCAATCTTGTTACTTTGTTGCCATTTTCATCATATCCAATGGAAAACGCGACTCGGGAAGCGAGTTTTCCGTCGTGAACATAGATAAAGACGGGAGTACCGTGAGGATCCATCGCATACAAGACGGGTTGCGCGTCAGGACATTCCTGAAGATCGCGTTGAAGTACTTCTCGGAGATCAACGACTTTCGCCACCGCTTTCTTGAGACCCTCTGAAATAGCTTTATTAAGGGGCATTTGGGATTCAGGAAATTTCTCCGCCGTTGGTACGTCATCTTGATCGCGAATGACTAGATCTCCCGCATCGCGAAGCTTCTCTAAATTCTCCTCAAGGGTTCTACTGTGAGTCAATGTTTCCTTGATGACGAGTTCACGTGGTCGACATGAAGTAAATACTGCATATTTAGCGCGAGGCGCATCTGGATCAGGTGTACCTGATCTGGGGTACCTCGCGAGATAACCTCGTTCCGATTCGATAGCCTCTCGATAAGAGGAATCGGTCATGGGATCAACCGCCATGAGACCTACGTTGAGATTGCGCTTACGGAAGGCTTGTTCCAGATCGGCGGGGGTATGCTCTGGGTGGAGTTTGTACCAGAATCCGGTAACCAGAACCATCGATTTGAGGTGATTAACGAGATCCAGTGTTTCCACATTTTTCCAGAAGTTCTCCTCGGTGGGTTCACAGTCTTCCCAATTTATTTGCACCATTGACATATTTTTGTCTCCAGTATCAATTTTTGTTACGTTTCGACCAACATTAACAATTACAGTTATGAACAATATAGAGGGAGCAATGTTGATCGGTGGTGGTGGAGCTTTGTTGTTGTTGGGAGTCTATCTGCTGGTGAAGGGCAAACCATCTCAAAATGGAGATGCAGAGCTTCGGCAGAATGGACAAAGAGAAGCAGAGGAAATAACGATCAAATCATTCTTGGAAATGCTCCGAGAAGATCCCGAGATTACATTGGATGATGCTATAGTGAAGTTTGAGGGTGGTGATTACGACTCACTCGAAGATCTATCCCAACGCAAATCCAGACCAATTCAAGCATACCGCGATAGTTATGCTCCATTTTTCATGAGGGCTCAGCATCGTCTGGACAACACCATGAAAGAGTTCGATTAATTCGAGGGGCATGTTTGCGATGATCTATTGTGGTTCATCGTTCATCCATGCAGGCAACATGTTCACGAATGGGACGATCGCGAGCTCTGTCAATGGTGTGTTCTCGATGAATTTGATTGAGTTGTGAATGAGTTTGTCAGTCCACATGTCTTCGCGTGGACAAATAATGTACGGACCTTTGAGCAAATTAATGTGCTGTTCGTCCGTGAAGGTGATGTCGTCCGTGTATTTGGGGAAGCTGGATGCCAGATTAGTGCGGAAGAGGTACACACTTGCAATAAGTGTTTTGTCTGTGAGGAGGTTTTTGCTTGCGACATGAGACGAATTGTAACTGGAAACGAATGGTCCAGCAGGATGAACCAACCCAAAACCAACGACAGTAACATCATTGGTGTCAGTCAGAACAAAAAACTTCGCGTCTCGCTTTTCATCGAATTTCATTATTCGCATCCTGCTGCGCCACGTGGGATGAAAATGCATTTTGCTGAAAGGATTATTGACGTTCGAATTGGCCATGAATTGGAATTTGAATCATTTTTTGGTCTTGACAAGAGCGATCGTGTGGAGAGGTCGCACATGCGCGAATTGATGAATCATTTATTGGTCTTGACGGAAGGGCTGATAGCGTCAAGAATTCTATCGCTGAATTGCATCAATTGAAGAGTGACACCGTCGACATTCTTCAATTCTGTATCGGTTCGAGGACATTTCGACCAAATATTGAGCACAGTTTTGTCGGACATGATCAAATATGACGGTGTATCGGTTTCTGTGCTGAGCTGTTGTTGCAAATCCATCAATCTGCTCATACTTCCATCGTCAAGTTGTCCTGTGATTAACTCGGAGTATGGTCCGGTTGGATCCAATGAGACATTTGAGGGGAGCTTGCGATTTCCTGGAATGATGACCTGAACGGTATTTTTTCCGATTTTCACATACTTACGAGAGAGGTATCCTACGTCTAACAAGTATTTGAACAGAGCTTGCCACCATATCTGAGAAAAATTCCTCCCTTTTCCATAGCAAGGATTGTTCCGTAATCTTGGATTAGTACCAGGAGAGCCGCACAAACACAGCATTAAAGCTTTGATTCCATATGTGAATGGCTGTGAGTCGGTTAACAGCCTTGAGATCAGATTGGTTGCGGGGTGAATGCGAGCGGGTTTGAGAGAATGAGATGTGTTGTTGGAGCAGTTATCGCATTGTTTGCAGGAGAAATCAGTCGTTTTCAAATTGCCATTTTGGAAATAACTGATGAGCATAGCTTGCCTGCATGATGTTCCACGAGCCCATAGTTCCATCAATCGCAATAATTCGAATTGTCTCAATTTAGATTCTCCGTTGGTTGATTTGTCAATCAGGAGTTTTTGAATAACAGCATCACCGTCACCGTAGAATAATATACACTTGGATGGCAAACCGTCTCGCCCAGCGCGTCCTATTTCCTGATAATAAGTTTCAATGTTCTTGGGAAGCCCCCAGAGAATAACCTTCCGAATATCAGGTTTATCGATACCCATACCAAATGCAATGGTGGCCACCACCACGCGCAAGGTATTATTGATAAATTGTTGATGGATGTGGTCACGTTCGGTGTCACTCATTCCGGCATGATAGAATCCCACCGATGATGTTTGCTGATCATTGATAATCCTCGCTATTCGTTCACTCTCTGCCCTGGAAATGGTGTAAACGATGGTTGACTCATTGGCGTTTTTGATCAACGGCAACAGGTCACGAACGATAGCAAGATCTTTGGATAATCCTTTGGTTTTTTGATTGACCGAGAGGATTAAGTTAGCCCGATAGACACTGCGTTCGACCACCATTGGGTCGATCAGGTTCAATGATCGTGTGATGTCATTAATGGTCTCCGGCGTGGCAGTGGCGGTCAGGGCTAAGACTGGAACATTTGGCGCGGATTTTTTGATACCACCTAGTGCCCGATAACACGGCCTGAAATCGTGACCCCACTGACTGATGCAGTGTGCTTCGTCGATGGCTACCATCGCGAGCTGGTCTTTGATGATTAGCATATCGAGAAATTGTGGGTGCAGGTTGTAATACTCCGGAGTAGTGAAGATGACTCTCAGTGTGTCTACTTGCCCATGAAATTGAGAGTTGACCACAGCGCACGGAATATTTCTAGATTTCAAAAATAAGCATTGATCTTTCATTAATGAAATCAGGGGAGATATCACCACTACCACTTTTTCTTGACACACCGCGATAAATTGATAACACATAGATTTTCCAAATCCGGTGGGCAAAACTGCATTTACGTCACATCCATTCAATAAATGTCTTATAATTTGCTCTTGCGGGTCCCGAAATTCATTGTATCCGAAATATCTCTTGAGAATATCATGCAATTCATCAATTGGCATAGTTCCTATCTTCCATCATTTCGTGTGCGTTGATATTTTATTTTATTTACAAAGTAGAGGATTCTCGCATTTTTTGAGGCATGATAAGAATGTGTCAAGGAGAGATCGAATGATTTACGGTTAGTTCTCGGGAGGAATTATGGTCATAAACACTCTGCATCCGCCACAATATATTATCCCCATATCATAATTGTCGTGATCGATCAAACATATGAGATATTCCTCTCGTGAACTCTCCGGTGAATCCTCGTTAAAAAACGAGAAAGTTGATTTGCTCCCCGTTGCATCAACAGCGTCGATGATCAACGCCGGTTCAAGAATTCGACCCATGTCCGGATCTCCCTCTCTTAATGGATGAGCCCATTTGCTGCACCATGCACCAGGTTCAATCTTAACTATCTTGGAGATGCGATGATCATCATAGCTTTCATATTCCAGACGGATATTGACTCGATCACCAATTGACAACATCACGAATGAGATCATGTGCATCATTTTTCGATGGTCACCTGAATCGATTCATTTCTAACATTCCTAGTCAAGAAATTGGACGCAACAACATGGAACGCGGTACTACCTAATGAGTATAACATGCCGTCCAACTCACCATATCGCTCCATGAATTGCTCATAAGTTAATTTCAAAGAAGCATTTTCACTGTCTGCCTTCAGACGATCCATCAGGTCAATGTATCGCTGAATTTCTGGGCGTCTTGAATCTATGGCAGCCCAACCATGTAAATAGTCCAACCACTGAGCATCAACCGATCGTTCGGGATGAATGTCCTCTCGTTCGGTTGGACTCTGAACTACCTTGCGTTCGACAGCTAGCTCTCTGGATTGAAAAAAAGTTGGCAGATAATTTCCCATAATATCGTGAGTTTTCCAAAATTTCTCAGAGACGAATGTTTTTCCCGCGGAATGGTTTTTCCTCTCTCCGTAAAATCTTGATGAGATAGCTAAAGAGATATTGAAAAACTTTGTGCGTTTCGAAAATGCACTTAGTGTACGTGATGTTCGTGAAATTTACACTGTTGATGCCATCGTCGACCACAGTTCGGGGGTTGAGTGGTTCGACGATGCATGTAGAGATGGCATTGCCACGAGAATGCTGCCTGGGTGAACTTGAAGCAAAGTTAAATGCAGTGATGGGAACATCTCACAGCATTGAGTTTATGAGATTGACTCCACGCAGCAGTTGGGGCATGTTTCACCATGAAAAACCATACGATAAAAGATGTTCTGTGGTGAAAGCGTCAAAGCTCAATATGTTGGCGGTGATTTCTCCGAGACGAGACTGGAAAGACCAATTTGAGACGGGTCTCAGTCCATGGAGAAATTGACAACGACAGAAAAAGTTCAACCTGTAACAGGGATCAAAAAATTCATTCTATTTGTTTGGTCTGCTAAGCTCCTTTAATACGCCTATTAAGAGAGCTTAATAGGCGTATTAAAGGAGCTTAGCAGAGGTTGGAAATTAAGTGTAAGGCAGGTGGGTTGCATTATGCGCCAAAAATCCAAAAACATCCGATAAGGGACCTTAGCAGACATCAAAAACATGGGGTGCATGTCCATGTGTATCATTGATACATCCGACAGGAACTGCGCGACATCTTCATCTGTGATTAATTATAGATGATCTATTCATTGTACAGTCGAGAAAAGGGGTGGCTGCATGGATCTCCCGTTAAATATTTCACGATTGGCAAATTTGAACTCCCTAGAGCATTAGTCGACCTGTTAGTTGGTCTGAATGGTCGAGAAATATTGATCATGTCCAAGTCCACGTATGTACCTTTGACATTGGTCGAATATTGCAGAGTCTACCCAACGTGGTATTTGTACCCAATCAACACAGAGATACGATCCAACGATTCTATGTGATCACGTAGTTATCATATATCGTTTTAAGACCTCCGGGACTGACCAGCTTCCCTCTTTTTGATGCGTTTCTACCAACGCACAGAGTGTGCGTTGCACTGCACACAAGGTTCCGTTAACCTGATGGGCTATCAAAAATTCTTTGGGCACGTATTGCCCCTTTTCTCCGAATCTAACACGCAGTCTCCGGGTAATATAATCCGTGGTGTTCGAGAATGAACATAGTTCCCTGTATTCTCCTGAATGTGGGAAATAACATTCCAGATCGATCTTTCGATATGCCGCATAGTTGAGATCAGCGGGAGGGATTTCAATGGTTCTGAAACTTAATCCCAGAGATTGGTAGAAATCCGACGCGGTCTTCACAAAATCCATCAATACTTCATCGGAGTCATCCGGATGGCAAATGCAAAATTGCTCAACTTTGTCAAATTGATGGACGCGGAACAATCCTCCCAAATCCGCCTTGCTCTTTGCTTCGCGTCTGAAACAGGTTGAATACCCTCCGAGTAATTGTCTGCTCGTCACAATTTTGTTGTGGTACAATGCGGTCATGGGTTGTTCGGAAGTGGCGATCATGTATGAATCTTCATCCGAGATTTTGTACAAGGTATCTCGATAATTTTCCAATTCTGCACAACTAGACATGAACTCATCCCTCATAAAGAAAGGTGTGGACATCAGCTCATATCCTCTTTTCGCTAGGAAAGACATGGCATATTGTGTCAGAGCCTGACATAACATGAACAAATCACCTCTGATGAAATACCCCCTGTGACCAACTATTTGCCGAGCCATTCTCGTTTCCAGTCCATTGTCCTCCAATATTTTGGTGTAAGGATACGGCCACGGACCAACGTTGTCGCTGTTCTTATATCCACGGAAATGAGGACAACCCGTGTACACTAAATTTGGAATCTCTCTGGTCAGATCATCCATTTGACTTTCTAATAACTCCACATTTTGCCGTAGGGTCTCTGCTTCTCCATCCATGAAGAAAAGGTCGCGACATTCTGCTGTCTCGCGAAAATGTACCCCATCTTGCTTTGCCCTTTCAATGGCCTCTTTTTCTTTTTGTTTGATCAGTGGTGTCAATTCATTTATCCTTCTCTGAGATGTACACATATCCTCATATTTCTCCGATAACTCATCGGTTGCCTGGGTATTTCCCAGCCTAGACATTTCCGATTTTCGATATCGATCCAAATTTTTGGCCATATGACGAAACATATCTGCTTGGAATTATTCATTTTTGGCCAGATGGACGGAAATACCTCAAACGACACAAATTCATCTCTTCATCAGATACCGTATTCGACACTATTTCGTTGAATGATTTACCCTTCAAAGATTGTACGATGAAGTAAATGCTGTACACACCACATTCCGAGTTCGCATGTTGGTGTCGATACGTGTTAATGTTGACCGTGAATTTCTTTTTGGAATTTCCGAAATCCTCGTAATGACCTGAAATCCTGTTGATGAAATTGACAATTTGCGGAGGTGGTGGGGATCCGAAAGAATCAAAGAAATTAATAAGCTTGCGTCCCAGATCGACGTACAGTGATACCCAATGAGATCCCGGTTTATCGTGCGGATCGAGGTTATAGACGATACCAATCTTTCTGATCCCTTTGCGATAGAGCCTGCCAAGTTGCAAATTAGCTAACTCCTGATGAACTATGTCAAAATCGATGGGAACCGGTCCAAAGAAACGGAAATTCTTATAAATTTCTTGATACTGTGACATCACCTTGTAGATATCATCAGTTGACAGCCATCGATATTTTCCGACAGGTCTTCTGGGACGAAAGGTCAGATATTGAATCTCCGGGTCGTTAATCTTCTTGACGAAGTTTTGGTCAATCCAGCACCATTGGTTGGGACATACATGAGACAATCTGTCGGTGATCTCTCTGACCAACTGTGACTTAGTCAATCTACCTATGTTCTTGATCACTTTATCTCGATGCTCAGCGTTGTAGGCGATGGCTATTTTTCTCAAAGATTTCAACGAAAAGCAACTTCCATCACTTCCTCCTCCGGGAGCACAGTATTCCATTAGTATATATATATCCTGCAAAATGATGATGACTACACATCATTCATGTTGATTCTCGAAATTGTCGAAGAGCTCAAAAAACACCATAATCGCATGGAACACATGCAAGCAGCACAAACAGCTGCTTATGATAGACTCAAAACGCTCATAAATTTGATGAAAGAGGAAATTCCAAAAGATGGGGAAAAGCTACTCGACATTGTGAATGAGATGGAAGAAATCGTGAGTGCTGGCAAAATACCCAAAAGACTAGCCACACGTCCCAAGACCGCCGTCAATGATATTTATGCTCCACCATCCACGCGCGTCAAGGTCTCGCGAGACACTGCGGCTAATGTAGTCAAGAGAGAAGAGAAACCCCCGGTTAAACTTTCCATCAAACCAAAGACAGATCAACCCAAACCGAAATCTGAGAAAACGGAAGTTCCCATAGTGAATTCCAACAAGAGCAAACTGCCTCTTCTATTGGGAGATGAACGCACACCCGACCCTCATACCTCAACCAACATCAAAGATTTGTTCAAACACGCTCCCCAGAGCAACGTCTCCACAACTATACGAAAAGCAAACGTAGAACAAACCCCACAATCGACCAAATTGTTCAAGTACCATGACATGTACTTTTCGGAGACCGGGGACATGTATCAAAAAACATCGGAAGGTTTCCGAAAAACAGGGTGCCTTGATCTCAACAGTGTAATAGTCGACGGCAAGTCCGTGCATGAATTTCCTGTCAAGCAAGTTCATGCAGGAGATGGAGATACGTTGATACATCGAGGAAATTCGTATCACAAAATATCTCTGGCGGACAAATACGAGTGCGGATTCATGATTGGGCCGACCAAATAAGATCAAAAAATTTACTTCTTTCCTCTGTAGTAGTCATACCATTTGCCGATCTTTGGTGGATACCTTGAACCAGCTGTGGGTGTCTTTTGATGTGCAATGATTTCTCCCTTACCCTCATGTGATTCGGGAACACGCGAATCACTTATGTACCTTCCACTTGCGGAATCAGGACACACGAATTGACTATCAGCTCTCCAATGGCATCTGAACATATATATTGTGCAAAAAATTGTAGATAAAACAGATATGATTATACACTATGGATTGCAACATCTGTCGAGAAATTATTGAAAGTGAGGGACGGAAACTGCTGTGTGGACATCATTATCATTATGAATGCATCAGAGACTGGTACAAACAGATACCTATCACTAAAACCCAATCGCGACGCAATGACCTGACACCGTTTATGTGTCCTCTCTGTCGTCAATATGGTGGTCCTCTGGAACCTGAACCAGGAGAAAAACCCAAGTTCATGATTCATCTGATTGATCGTCCCGTACCGGTTGGTCGGAAAGTGTGCCAAGCTATCAAGAGAAACGGAGAAAAATGCAAAAATCTGACGAAAGGTTCAGATTATTGCGGTATTCATCATCATCTCTCCACAAAAAATGACACATAACATCGTGCAAATGACATCATCTACGACAACCATGATCTTGCTTGCATCAGAGATGATGTCCAAAATTCTGCGAGATCACCACGGATATAACATCGAGAGCACAGACGGTCTCAACGTTATTCTGACAAATGGAAAGACATACTCGTGGAAGAGTGCACTCCCCGATGAGGCACCATATGTTTTGGGGAAGAGACATTCCAAAAACATAATGCTCGTTATGCTCATCGGCGACATGAGAGTGAATGATTCCATCGACATTTTGAATGGATGGATCAGCTCAATCCTGATATGGGGACACCGTCTCCAGCAAATAGGCTCTAAATGCGATCCTGACTCATATGACATTAAGTCAGGATCACTGGATCATATGGTATACGAACACTCCAACAAAGCCTGCACCGTCCTTCACAATTTTTTCGATACTTTTCAAACTGATAACGTGATCAACACGATATCTGAATATTTCAGTCATGTCAACAACGTCATCGATAGGATAAGTTATCAATGCCTGAATTGTCAATACAACATTCTGTGCAACTTTCTCGAACGTGTAGGACTGGAGTTGCCGATAATCAAGAGAAACCCTGAACTGACGGAAAAAATTCGTCAAAGGTCCGCGCAGCGACAGTGTGCAGCACGGTCAGAGATTGATGAACTTAAAGAAGAGTTGGAGAGAAAATATGACGTGACGATTTTCGACATTCCTGGAAAATCCGAGAGTTTCTGGGTCACCTTTTCCGGGTTTTTGGCTTAGGTGCGGTCTTTTGGGGCACGGAAGGTGGATCAGACAAGTCAGGCAAAAGAGCATAATGCACCAATGCTTGAAATTGGGAATAGACATTGCCCGGCAACGGATGGCCAGCATTAGCCATGCTGTTGATCACACGAATCATCACGCCGATGGGCCATTTGCCCATGATACTCTGCATGTTTCCATCAAGTGTGCGGCCTTCATTCAACAAGGTTAACAACAATGATGTACCTTTGTTTGTCTTAGTCAATTGTGTGGCCAACTCATACACGAATGGCACCGATTTAACCACAAAATCTCTCAATTCCTCCTCATCAAATTTCACTACCAGGGTTTTTCCTATCTTTCCCCGTTTTTCGAAGGCAAGAATCATCCAGTCGTAATACCTCTTTTGATAGAAATCCACCGCGGCATATTCCTCTGGTGTTAAATTAGCCTTCAAGAGCGCTGCTAATTTTTCCATGTTTTCCAAAATTTTCATCACGGGCAGACATAAGACCAAGGGTGAGTTGGTTTCTTCCAACTGCACAGAATATGGATGGCATACAACTTTATTGTGCATGTTAATTTTCCTCAAAAACTCAATGGTCTCCCCAGCAGCAACCGTAGGTTCATGGGTGGGCAAGATAGACACTCTTGGCAGTTGGTTGACCGCCACTCCAGGTCTTGTGGGTTTAATGGGAAGTTGACTCGGAGGTTTGACCTTCACGGTGGGTGGTTTATTCGCAGATGGTTTAGGCGGTTTGACCGTCACGGTAGGTGGTTTTGGAGGTTTGACCGTCACGGTAGGTGGTTTTGGAGGTTTGACCGTCACGGTAGGTGGTTTTTTGACTGAATCGTTGACATGCGACATGAGACGATCGCACAAAGTTGTCTTGTTGCCTGAAACAGCCAATCCCAATTTTCTCAGGATGCCTTTGATGGTATCAACCGTCCACCCTCCTCGTCCTGCGTGACAGTTCTGTCTAATTTGATCGATGGTGAGAGAGTCTACATCAGGAACGACCGACATGTTTATAAAAATGATATCAAATAAAATTCAGTCATGCAGTATTTCGGTGAAGTGCCATGTCATGGAATTTACAAATCGGGTCCAAAGAAAGGACTCCAATGTAAGGGACCTGGGTATTTCAAGAATTCTCAGAATCAACAGACCTATTGTGGTGTTCATTGTCCCAGAGAATATCGGATCCAATTACCCAAGCATCCCAATCGAACCAGCAACAGACAACGACAGTTACAGAATGAAAAAGATGAGGCTGAACGATATGCCAAGGACAATTTATCTCGATCAGAAAAAGGGAGCGTCATTCTGCGACGGATGAAGATGATGCAAGCAACTCCGGTGGAGCGGGGATTCATTAAGATCTTCCCCAACTATAATCATGGCAGCGTAAGGGATGGTATTGGCATGCCCTCGTTATCTCCGAAGGCTATGGGACCCGTTGATCATGGACAACCTGGTCTGCCTGTCGCCAAATGCATCGAAAATTACCATCAAGCTAACAAAGTGTTTCCCCGTGAGGTCGACCCGATAACTCAGGATCCACTTCCTTCTTGGTATCAAAAGAGACTCGAATTCTATCATGATACCGTGCCACATCGTCATAAGTTCCCGGGTGCACCAAATGCTCCGCTCTACAGTATTCATCTAGATTCTGATGGAGTCGAGAAACGTTACGGATACGTTGACTCACGGAAATTCTATTGTCGGCAATACGAAAAACTGGCTGAAACCGCTGGGACACAGAGCAATGATGACCTAATTCGTCTCAGGAAGTTGATCGAAGATGGATGGAATTTGCAGATCTGTGGATATGATGCTTATGGTTTCCCAGATACAGGGGATAACGTCCTGGATCACAAAGTTGCCTACAATGATCCCACGTCACCATATGGACATGAAAAGGTATTGCATGCATTGTTGGTGTTGTCTCCGGAAGAGTATCCCTGGCGATGCCCACAAGTTACCGTCACAAAACCGCAAAAAATCAATGTTACCGTCATAAAACCATGAAAAACTGCAACCGATGTTTCAAATGAACTTCTCCTCAACGGGATGTTCAAACCTTTGATGGAATGAGCGATACTTCTCGTATCGATTCCACAGATAGATGATGCCCAAGAATGCTGCCGTTGAAATAGCCGACACCACCAACGTCTGACCACTCTGTATCAACATCATCATAATGACCGCAGCTCTGAACAACCAATGCTTGAACATGTCCTTAATACCATCTGGAACGTCCTCAATCACATTCCCAAGACCAGCACCGCTCATCAGTGTGAACAATGCGAAGACATAAGCTCTCACATCAAACAGGTGATCTGTGCTCAGCAAATCCATATATTTGTTCCAGAAAAGGTTCAGGTTTTACGTCGGTGATTATTTATGGTCAAGAGTAAGACCACTATTTTGGACGATTATTTGGATACTCTAAAGGAATACCAAAGTCTGTACGGACCACGGACCACAGTTCTTTATGAATGTGGCATGTTCTTTGAATTGTATGGCGTGGAAAACGAAAAGGAGCATGTGGGAATGGTGTCGGAAATCGCGGACATTCTTAACATCACCACCACACGACGCAACAAAGCCAATCCTGTCGAGGATCGTAAAAATCCAGCGATGGCCGGCTTTCCCAGCAGTTCTTTGGAGAGAAATGTGGCCGTGTTGACCGAGAAAGGTTATAACGTGGTGATAGTTCGACAAGAGGGTCCCGCGGATAACATCACGCGTAAGGTGGAGTGTGTGTTCAGTCCGGGAACTAATGTGCGCAATACACCCGACAACAATTTCTTGATTTCTATCTTCCTGAGGAGAGAAACACAAAAATTAATCTCCGCCGGGATGGTTGCATATGATGTCAGCACCAATGAATGTTATTACTCTGAGATACATGGCTCTATAAACGACCCCCAACATACCCACTCAGAAATCTCCAGATTTCGGATGACCTACACGTGCAGCGAATTATTGTTGTCGGCAGACGGGGTTGACACAAAAGCTCTGAGATCTCTGGACGCAAATCAAAGTTGCCTTCAAATAATCGAACTGGATCCATTAAACTTGAAACCTCGTCATCAAAACGAAGTCTTGTCGAAAATTTATCCTGATCATGGAATGCTGACGCCGATTGAGTATTTAAATCTGGAACGTTGTCCAAATACGACGGTCGCATTGATGGTGCTGTTGCAATATTGCCATGAACATAACCCAAGATTGTTGCAGAAGATGACCCGTCCGATCTCCATCAGCAACGAATTAGTGCTCGAAAATAACGCAATTGAGCAATTAAACCTGGTCTCCACCAACAGAAAAAAGAACGGTTCCGTCTTTGACGTCATCAATGAAACTTCAACCCCTATGGGGCATAGGTTATTAAGACAGCGTCTCCTCTGTCCAATTCGCGACAAGGAAACCTTAGAACGACGCTACGATGAAATAGAAACTCTGATGAATAATCCAGACACTAACATCAAGCTGAGGGAAATATTGAAAAAAATTAGGGATCTCCCTCGCATTCATCACCAAATTAAAACGGGTAGTCTGAGTCCATGTGGATTTTCTGCTCTGTTTCGACATTTCCAACAAATCAACGACATTTTGAGGCTGACCGAGAGTTTCAAAAATACCATTGCACCTCGAATCGAGATGATATCTGATTTTTCGGAACTGTGCCAATGGTGCTCCGACAACATCGACCTGGATTTAGCCTCCAAATACGTAATCGAAGAAATCGATGAAAACATCATGAAGGGATCTCCCAACCCAACGATTAACTCCATCTTGCAAGAGATGGAACACGATCAAACTTTTTTGAAAGAGTTAAGACTGAAGCTTTCGAATATTATCGAGGCAAATTCGGATTTTGTGTCATTGAACACTCCAAACAAAGAATCGCCCTATCTTTCTCTGACCAAGAAACGCTATGAAACGATGATCTCCCGTGGAATTAAGAGTGTTCAAGTTCTCGATGAGACGGTGCATTTGAGTGAATTGACCGCAGCAACCAGAGCTAACTCGGTCAACTTAATGTGTGGCAAAATTTCCATGCGCATCATGAGACTGTCAGAGATCACGAAAAAATTCAGACAGGTCGTCAAACAAGCTTATTTGTCTTTTTTGGAAGAATTCGAGAACAAATTTTCCAGTGTGTTTGATGAGGTATGTCATTACATTGCAGATATTGATGTGGCGTCCAACAATGCAATTGTGGCCAAAAAATTGGTCTACTGCAGACCACAAATAGACGCAGATGAGAGTTACATCAGTTGCAAGCAATTGAGACATCCTATCATCGAACGTATCCAACAAGACACTATTTACGTCCCACAAGATATCGATCTGGGAGGAGACAGACCAGATGGTATTTTACTCTTCGGTGTTAACGCCTGCGGCAAGAGCTCATGCATGAAATCCATGGGCATTGCTTTAATCATGGCACAAGCGGGCATGTATGTGCCGGCTTCCGGGTTTAAGTATGGTCCATTCGACCATATCTTGACCAGAATCATTGGCAACGATAATATTTTCAAGGGACTGTCATCTTTCGCGGTTGAAATGACGGAACTTCGCGACATATTGAGTCTCTCTGGCCCTCGAAGTTTAATTCTGGGTGATGAAATTTGCCACGGCACCGAAACCATTTCCGCCATCTCCATAGTGGCAGCGACCGTTCTTCGTCTGTTAGACACCAATGCCAAATTCATCTTTGCAACTCATCTTCATCAGTTGACCTCTCTGCAAGAATTGAAAAATCCCAAATTGAGATGGGCTCATCTCAAGGTTCACTATGACCAAAGCAGTGATTCCCTAATTTACGACAGAACTCTCGATGAAGGCCCGGGTGAGCCGGTTTATGGTTTAGAGGTAGCGAGAGCTATGAAATTGAAAGAATCCGTCATCGCCAAGGCCGAAATGATCAGAAAGAAATTATTGGGAGAATCAGTCGAACTGATCACCAGCAAGAGATCCAGGTATTCTCAAAAAATAGCTATGGGGGCATGCGAAGTTTGCGGGAAACCTTCAACAGAGAC